CGAATCCGCTATCGACTGAAGATGCATAATGCACCACAAGTCTTGGTTCTTGTTGAGAGTAGTCGAATGAACCCCATTTGGTTCCTTCATCAGGCAAAAATAACGATCGAATTTGTTTTCCAAATTCTTTGTTTCTGGCTGGGACCTGCTGAAGATTAGGATTAGACATAGACAGACGGCCACTAACAGTGCCGCCAGAGTCAGACTTGAGTTGGTTGATTTCTGCATGGATTCTTCCTTTATGTTCAAATTTAAAAATGGAATCAATAAAAGTAGAGTGAAACTTATTCATCTCTCTAGCTTCTCTGATTAATTTTGCTAATGGATGAGTACAGTTCAATAACCAATTTGCAGTAAAACTAGGCGCTTGAGTTTTTTCTGTTCGGTCATAAGGAATTTTTAATGCATCAAATGCTTGAGCTACAGATGCTGCTGCCCAAAGCTCTACATCAATTCCTGATAACTTCTTGATTTCATTGAGTTTTTTCTTCTCTTCATTAACAAAATCTTTTTTTAATCTTGCAGCTTTTTCCATATCCATTCTAATTCCATGTTCTCTCATTTCAATTAAGATAGGAAGTAATTCTGTTTCTAAATTAAATATGGTAGTTAAATTCTGTAATCTTATTTCTGTTTCAAATTTTCTCCAAAGCTTTAAAGTAAGTTCAGCATCTTGTTCAGCATATTCTCCTACAAAAGAAGAAGGTAGTCTCCACAAATCTGCTTTTGCATCTAATCCCCATTCTTCTGCTTTCTCTCTTAATTTAACCTCTGACTTAACTTCTCCTAAATAACTAGCAGCCAATGCATTTAAAGAATAACCTCTTCTATTTTCATCTATGACTGCACCTGCAATCATGGTATCAATAATCTTTCCATTAACTTTTATTCCTGATGCTTTAGTCCATCCAATATCATATGCAGCATTGTGACAAATTTTATCTGCTTGAGATGCCATTAAATGTGCATACCATTTCATAGTCATAGCAGGATCTAAATTTCCTCCAGCTTCATGTGCAATAGGAAAATAACCTTTGAATCCATCAGCAGCTACTGCAATACCTACAATCTCTCCGTCTTTAGTTGCCCATCCTGGTCCCTTAACTTTAATGTTTGGATCTCTTGTTTCTAAGTCAATAGCAATAGCTGCTCTGTCTGTTAAATCTGGATATTCCGCTGGTGGAATCCAATCGCTATCAGTAGTAGTAAAAGTTAATTGAGTAGTCATTATTGCTCCTTATAATATAATTGATCTAATTCTAAATTAGTTACTTTAGGCAAAGTTTTATTTACAAATAAAAAATCTATCGCCATTAATTTTCCATTAATAAAGAAACTATCTATATCAAATACTTTAAAATTACAATTTGCCATATAGTTAATGTAATGTTCAAACAAAGGAGCTCCTACATTATTAGGATGAACAGGACATTCTAATTGAACAAATTTAGTTTTTTGAAATAATTTTAAAGAACCTTCAATAATTTCTAGTTCTGCACCTTGTACATCCATTTTAATTACTTCGTAAGTTTGATTTGGTACAATATTTTGTAAAGGTTTAACAGTCACTTTTTGTTTTTTAAATTTTGCATTTGAATTTTCATCATACAAAGAATTACCTGTATCTGCTAAATCATTTTGACTAAAATTAAATTCTCTTTCTTCTAGTTTTTCTCCTACAATTTCTTGATAAAAAGTTCCTAATACTTCTAATTTTTCTTTAAATTTATGATTAGGATCTATAAGATAACAGTTTGCATCTGGGTAAATTAATTTAAGTTTAGCTGTCCACGATCCTTTGTAGCAACCTACATCAATAGCGTTATTTATTTTAACTCCATGATCTTTTAATCTTTTATATAAATTAGTATGAGCTTCTACTGGTCCTTGCATTCGTCCTTTCGCATTTGTTCAATTTCTAATTCACAGTAATGAATAATTTTTTTTAAATCTTCTATGCCGTTTTTATCTTTGTATCTCACTACATATTTAACTACATTTCCTTGAAAGAAAGATAAGTTATTAGATGTAATAAAAGTATAAGGTTGTATTTTATGTTTTTGATAATGATTTCCTCCTTCTTGTCTTGATGATGGAAATATTCTTTCTAAGTCTTCTTTAGTTGTCATTGTTTATACTCCTTTGATAGTCAGTAAATATTTTGCCCATAGGGAAATAGTAATCATGAGTAGTACGAAGAAAATGAAGAGATTTTCTTGCACGAGTAACCCCAGTGTACCAAACCCTTGCTTCAGCCATTTTTTCAAGACCGTTTTTACCTGAGAAATGAGAGGGCCAATTAGCTTTTTCATAAATAAGCACATTATCTGCTTCTCCGCCTTTAACTGAATGAATGGTATCTATAATAATATTTGCTTTATCATTCAATTGAATATTTCTCTTTATCATATTCTCAAAATAATCCAAGTCTTTTGAAGTAAATTTTCTGTTTAATACTTTCCACCAATCTGTTTCGGTGGCCTGTAGCCCACAGTCTGCTTTTAATTTGTTTAAATCCAATGGTTCCATCGGATGTATAGATCCCCAGGCTTTATTATCTACTCTTCTCCATCCCGTTTTTATTTCTTGAATAAAATCATACAATATTCCCACCTCTTCTCTTATTAAAGTTTCATGGTTAATTAACTTATTCCAATAATTAATGGCATTCCATTTGTTTATATTAAAAGATTTATTTCCTCTCATATCCTGAAAATACAATCCTTTTTGTCTGGCTAGTTCTTTTAATTCATTAACACAATCTCCTACTCTGCCTAGTACCATCCAGGATCCATTTAATTGATCAAAAGGTACTTCATTAAATTTAGACCACCGTTCTATTTGTCCCCTAACTTCATTAGAAGTAAATTCTTTTTCTTGTCGAATAGGTATCAATTTTAATATTTGTTTAGACAATAAATGTACGTCTTTATTTAATCTGTAAGACTTTTTTAAAATAACTGTTTTCCCTGGAAAGTTTAAAAAACTATGTACGTCTGCTCCATTCCATTCATAAATTGCCTGGTCATCATCCCCTGCCAAATAAATTCTTTGAGCCTCTACGGCCAATTTTGAGACGAATTTCCATTGCAAAGGAGTTAAATCCTGAGCTTCATCCACAATAAACACCTTATAAGCTCTAGGGGTAATCTCTTCTATATATTTAGAAACCATGTCTGTAAAATCTATACGATAGTCTTTTTTAAATGATTCGTAGTTTCTTACAATATCTTTAAACTGTTTAAACCTAGCTCGTTTTACTTTTTCTCTACGAAAAGCCTCATCAGGATGAATTAACATATTTCTAGCTTTATCATAAATTCGCAAAGACCAATTATTAAATACTTTCATGTTTGCATCATCTTCTGTAAATCCAGCATTCACTGTTCCATAAGCTGTATGAAAATCTAACATATCTGTTTTTGGATCTAATACTTGAGCACTACGTAAGTGATTCTTACAAAAAGAATGAATAGTTCTAAAATTACTAAAGTCTTCTTCTTTATAATCTTTAAATTTTTTAAGTACTCTAGATACTGCTTCGTCTACGGCTTTGTTAGTAAATGACACATACACAATGTCATGAGGATTAACACCTAATCGTAGATGTTTTTCTAATAATTTAATTAATCTAGTTGTCTTTCCCGTTCCAGGTGGACCAAATATCTTAAATGTTTTATTGATTATCTGGGTCAAAGGACGGAAGTTTCTTTTCAAATTTGACATTACGATCTTTTATATCTTCAAATTTAGGTTTAGGAATCTTCCACAATCTAGCAGTGTAGTCTCTATGTTTCCTAATATACTCTGCTCCATTGTCTATCAAAAGTTCCTTTACTTCTGATGGTTTAAGGTTTTGTCCCTCTTTCTTTAAAAACTTTTTAAATACTTCTGCTCTAAAAAATAAATAATTATCTTCTTCAAATATATAATCACTTTGAGTTTGTGAAATATGATCTGCAATTTGATTATCATCGGTAAAGTTTTTAAATAAATATTGAAACTCATCTTTATCATCATCGGTAAAGTCATATCCTTCTACATCTGTTTGAATTGTTTTAAGATAATTTAGCCATAAACCAAATTCCTCTGTCTTCATTGTTTTCCATACAATATCTGCATCAAACAATTCTGTTTTTAATAATTGCTGCTGACATAATTGTTGTCCTGTTAATCGAACAGGTTTTTTATCAATGGTAAGAATATATTTAGGAGGTTTGGTATTTATTTTTTGAAACGAATCTACAGAAAAACTATAATTACTTCTTCCAATTCCTAATTTTCTTTTAATACATAAGTCTTGATTGCAAAATCTTTTTGCAGGTGGTGTATTACACTTATAGTTATATTCTTTTTCTTTACTTAAACTATTAATAATAGTTGCCTTAACTTCTTTAGCTGGTAAAGCATTTGCTCCCCAATTTTTATTTACTGTTTGTAATTCATCTTCCCAGGCCCCATCTTTACCAAGTTTTTTAATCATGCAGACCCCAACATTGAATAAAGCCTCGTTTCTTCCTCCTGCTTCCATGCTAGTAGTCATAAAAGATTGAACACATGGAGGATATTCATTAAACATTTCATCTCCATTATCTTTTACTTCTATCTTAATCTTATAAAAATCTTCTGGTTTGACTAAATATTTTTTAACTTCTTTTTCTAATTCAACAATAGGTATCGAGTGGCCGTTATCGTTTATTGCATAACGCATGGTCAATTCACAATTGTGATAAGGTAAGTTTAGCCAATTACCTATTGTTCCTAATTCTACATTAATAGTTCTTTGTTTAGGAAATATTTCACAATCTCCTAATCCTAAACCACCAGCAAGTTCGGTAAGTTTATCAATCATATCGGATGCAGGTATTACTCCATCAATATGTAAAAACAAATGCACTCCTCCCGATTTAGATCGATAAGGAAACAAGGGTATTTTTAAATTTCTTATTTTAGTAATTAAATCTTTAACATTAAATCCATTATATTTATCTACGTCTATACATCCCCATTTACAGTTATTGTCCTTCATAATAGGAACAATACCCAAACTTAATTCTCCCTTTAAATGTTGTTCAAACAATTCTTTAGTTACAACACCTTTTTTTGTAAGTGCTTTGCCCTCAGCTTTACCATCAGCCCTACGAGCTCCGTTGAGCTCGTAGGTACCGTAGGCTGAGTTAAGACCCTCAAATAGTTTGCTAAAAAATTCTAGCGAATCCATTAAAAGGGTGCAGCTTCAGTATTGTTGTTTTCGTCTTCAGCAGAAAGATTAACCTTTGCCATACCTTTTCTACAAGTTTCATAGAAAGCTTTTGCACCTTCTAGTAATGTAGCATTAGGTATATCGCTAAAATGTTCTACTTCCCAACCAAACCAAGAACCTAAATTGTTCTTTTCTAACATAGTCTTCATTAAATAAATTTGAGACCATGTTGGTGGCTGAAAAAATCCATTCTTGCCTTTTCTTCTCTGAGACAACATCATTGAATTCCACTTCTTAGACTTTTTAGCCTGAGTAGCTTTCATTACAATAACTGCTGTTTCAGATGGTTGATCATTTTCATCTACGATTAAAACATAATGATAATGAGTCGGTTCGATATAGTTTCCATTATCTAACCTGTCTTTTCTATCATCACCTCTTTTAGTTTTAGTCATGATGTCTGAATCTGCAGGATAAGAATTTACAGGTGCAAGCGAATCAGCTTTGCCTCTGTCTGCCCATTCTACATATTCAAATTTATAAAAGCATGGAACGACTCTGAATCCTTCCCTGCCATTATATAGTTTATTCAGAACAGTATTAATTACTTGTCCTGGTCTTGCATTCTCAATAAACTTAGAATCGCCTTGAGTTACTTGTGGCGAGTTGTTAGTGAGAATTTTTAGGAACGGAAGAGATACATCTTTTGATGTAATATTCTCCGCACCTGCGCCAGCATGTTCTTCAAAAGAAGAGATGTCTAGCGATGGTACTGCTGTAGGTTTCTTTTCTACTACTGCAGTGGTCTGCTTGGCTTGTGCTTGTGCCATTTGTTGCTCCTTAGTTGTTAAGTGTTATTTTAGTTCGGTTAGCAATATACAATCCAAATAAATCAGATGGTATATTTTTATTCTTCTCAGTTTGTTCTCTAACAAATCCTCGAAGCGTTTGCCAATGAACGTCCTCTTTTTGGTCTACGACAAGACCTTTTGATTCTAATTCAGATTTTAATTTAACTGCATCAGAATCTTCCCCCTTACCAAAAGATATTGATAAATTATTTTTTATCAAATCACCAAAATCATTATCACGAAGCCATTTAAAAGCATCTGCTTTTTTGTCTTCAGGGATTTTAGCGTAGTAGTAAGGTGAAATTTCAACGGATGACCCATCCTCAAGTTTAATCATAGAGATACCTGCTTCTGACATCTTTGCAGGAATTACTTCTTCAGATAGACGAGTCTGTTCAGCTTTAGCATCAGCTAATAGCTTTTCAGCCTGTTCTACCTTTTTATTTTGAGAGAGTAATTGATTACAAAGATCAGAGATCTCTTTGGTTTGGTTAGTGTCAATGTTTATCGTTGTTAGTTGTTCTAGGTTCATAAATATGACCTCCTTTAAACTTGACTTTATAGACTATTAAACTATATTGTCAACTATTAT